TGTAACTTGTAAACAGTTGTCAGGTTGGATTGTAAGATCAATCATCAAAGGTGTTTGCTCTGAATACTTGATATCACCGTAGTTGATCTGTGTGATGTAGCAACCGTAACATTCCCATGTTTCAAGAACGTTAGGAGTTAGTGTACCATTACCACCGTCTAGGATCTCAATACGCATGGTAAACTTGTAGTCACCGCCAGAAGCCGCTGAACTTTGTTCAAAGAAGTCGAATTGCTTCTGTAGCTGTTCGCCACATAGTTTAGCCACCGCACCAGTTACATCGTCACGTAGCATAACTTTAATTGTTTGCCATGTTGGACGACCTGCATAGTGGATTGTTGAGTTGTAGATCTCTAACTTTTGATCTGCAAACTGTACGTTAGGACGGGCCGCATCCTGTACTTGTTTTGTTAGTTCCGTTGTCGGTGTGCTAACGCCAAAGTTCTCAAACATCACTCTAAAGCGATATTTTAACTTTGGCATCAACATACCTTGTGATGCCGCGCTTTGGTCTGACGCTAGTGGAACTGTAAATTTACTTAATGATGAAATTGCCATTTTTATTCTGCTCCGTTTATTATGCTAGACCTTTGATAGCGCCAGTGTTCTTCAATCGCAATGGAATGTAGATAAACTCTGCCGCCTTAACTGGTTCGATTGCAACATCAATCCACAGTTCTGAACGATCTATTCTAGCTGGTGTGTTGTTACTTGTATCACATACAACTAGATAGTCATACAATGCTCTTTGACCTACAAGCTCTAATAACAAGCTGTCTGCATGGCCTTTGATCTCGTCACGTGTGATCTTGTCGTTTGGTTCAAACACATATGGCTTAGCCAACTGTGCAAACTGACGACGTAGATAAATTACCAAACGTGCTACGTTGATACGATCCAATGAGCTTGCTACTAGTTGACGTGTGTACTGACCGTAGCAAACAAGACCTGTGCCTGACAAGTATGTAATTGGGTTAACATGGATACCAGCTAACACATCGCGCTGTCCGGTATTCAATGATACTGACTGGAATTCGCCTTCTGTTGTGATATAACCAACTGCTGATGCGTTAGTAATACCACCGCGGCGTGTGCCTGCTGGTGCAAACCATGGATATGAAACGTTGTCGCTTAGAGCGATTGTACGCAACATCATATGACTTGGTGGAACAGCAATAGCGTTACCAGTGTTGTCTGTCGAATAACCCCATGGATAGAACACACCTAAGTATGGATCTGTAGTAACTAGACCTTCTTGGCTGTCATACAATGCCTTCTTAACGTTATTACCCCAGTTGCTTAGTGTAGTAGCATCTGGTGTTAAACGTGCAGGTGTGTCAGCAACAATAAATGCTGACAGTCCGCGATCATAGTTCAATGATACTAGATCTGGAATAGCTTCTGGATATCCAGGGCAAGCAATCAAGTTGAATATGCGTGATTCTTCATCACGAATCTGTTGATTAGATTCGATAGTAGCTTTCAGTGCTTTCAATACTACAGCACGTTGAGCCTTATGGCCGAATGAACCTGAACCGTCTGGTTGATTTGGACTTTCTGTTACCCAACGATCTGGATAGTAGTTAGTCATTAGTTCTGAATTGTTAAAACGTAGGTTACGTGTTAGAACGTTAACATAGTTCTTGTGATATTTCTTAACGTTGAATCCTGAACGGCGTAAGTTCCATAGCAACATACCACGTGGATATAGTGCAGGATCTGGTGCGTCAAAATCTAGGTAGTTACTGCTCAATAGTGAAACAATACTTGCTGGATCACCAGCGCCTGTTGATTGTGCAGTGGCTTGTGCGCCAACTGAACCCCAACGTGCATCAGCAAACACAATACCGTTAGCACTGGTTTGATCTGTTACATCAACTTGCACCCATGTCTTGGTCAAGTAGTTGTATTTGTAAATTGTTGGGAAAGCTTCAAGTACGCTAGCACCACTGTTGATCCATAGATCGCCGTTAGCTAGTGGAGTACCATCGCTTTGTACTGTTGGTTGTGTAGCTGAAACAATTGGACCACTTGGGTCTGTACCTGTTCCACCTAGTGCTGGAATAGCAGTTCCGTTACCGTTGATATAACCGACCCATGTTGTTCCATTGTTGATCATGATATCCACATCTGTTAGGATAGAATCATACCATAGTTGACCATCAACTGGAGTTGTTGTTGGAGCACTAGCACTTGGAGTAACAATGCTTACGCCTGCTACTGAACTTACCCATAGCGTAGCAAGGAACTTGCCACTTGTGCCACTTGGATCTGCATAGAAGTTAGCAGTAGTAGTTGTTGAGAACAACTTGCTGATAGGAGCATTAGTACTGTCAGTGAATCTAATATCGCCACCTTGTGCATGGCTGATAGTTATTGAATTACTAGCTGTATTCAAGCTAGTTACAATTTGTGTATTAGCAGGTAGTGCCGCTGTCAATGCTGCCAAGAATGCTGAAGCATCTGTAGTAGCACCAGTAGCTGTGAACGTAATTGTAGTTGAGTTCTGCATTGTTGTTTGACCTTTTAGGGTCTCACTAATTGTAAATGCATTTGAACCATTAGTAAATGTTGAACTAGTAATTGCTACAGAAGTAATGCTAGTAGCACCAACACCATAACGCTCATATACCTTGAAGTTAGCTAGTACGCCGTGTGTACCTGAAGTAATTTCATCGTCATTGTATTTTACATACAATTGGCCTTTAGCTAGATTAATACCACCGCCTACTGAGTCAAGTGCGGCTAGTGCGCTCATGTTGTCTTTGTAAACGTTAGTTACTAGTGTAGTCCATTGCTCAGTAGCCTTGCTGTATTGCTTGACAAAATAGTTAGCACCGAGGTTAGGACTGGTTGTTTTAACCCAGATACTACCTGTTGGGTAACCATTTACTGCACCTGCTTGATCAACTGAGCCGTACAGTGGAATCTGATAGTGCGGAGCAATAGTCAATGCCGGAGCAAGATAGTTACCAGTAGTTAAACCTACTTTGGCTACAGTAGTTCCGCTTACGGCTACTGTTACGCCTGTTGAGAAAATTTGCAAGAAGTTGTTAACGACCGCCGCTGTAATACCTGCGGCTGTTAGTGTTGAGCTACCATTAATTGCGGCTACAAGTGCGGTTAGTGTTGTTACACCAGTTAGCGTAACTGTGTTGATTACAATGCTGTCACCTGATAATAGTGTAATGCTTGAACTAGCAATAGTACCAGTAGCAGTTGGCCAGGATTTAGCCCATGCTGTTGTTCCTACTTCAACCCATGTACCTGCGGCTGTATCTGTAGTATATTTCTTAAACCATAATTTTGACAAACCAGTAACTGCTACAATAGCATAGTCACCGTTCATACCAATTGATGATTTTGGAGTATAATCACCACCACCAAAGTTTGCAACTTTCAATGGATCTGTAATTACGATTAGACCGTTGATGCTTTGTTGTTCTACAAACGACTGTCCGTTAGTTACAGTAGCTGGACTTGAATTCCACTCAAATACACCCCATTGTGTACTGCTGGTATCTAACCATAATTGACCATCTGCTGGATCACCAGCTGGAATAGTTCCGGTAGCACGTAGCTGTGCTAGGTCTAGATCAGCACGTACAACGTATGCACGATTTGAAACACCTAGTAAACTATATGCGGCTTGTAAACCATATTCGTTACGCTCGCCTGCGTGTACTGGATTGTTACTAGCATCTGTTTCAAAAAATGGAGTACCAAATAGGTCTCCAACATCTTTCTGGCTAGTTAGTAATTTTACATTACCTGCATCAGCTTTAGTAGTTGCTGTTGCTGTTCCTGTGCCTGCGGCATTTGTTTTATCTTGTGCAGTAGCAACTATGATAAGTGGTACTGTTCCTGGGGCAGCGGGTACGTAGAACGACTCGTCTACGACTGTTACGCTTACGCCTGGTGAACTTAGAGTGGCCATATTCTGATCTCCATTGAATACATTCTAAATGTATTTAGTGGATTTTGACTTTTACCGTCTATTAACACAGTATAAAAAGGGGTCAAAAAGGTGTAAATAACTGCATGAGACCTTTATGCATCTGCGGACAACGACCTGCGGCCATCAATTACTATAAAGATGGTAAGCCGTACTATAGGCG